TTTTTTCTTTGTCTTTCTGCTTCGTCTAGTCTTGCTTGTTCAGTATTAAATTGTTCTACTAAATTTGTATTGATATCTACTAATACATTATAAATGCTTGATAAAGAATTTACATTTTCTTCTTGACCTTCAGGTAAAGGACCTATAAACTCTCTATCTGCTTTCATATCAGCAGAAAATACTTTAGTTAAACCTTGTAAATTAGTTACAATGTCATTTAATGGTGTAATAAGTTTACTTTGTTGCAACGATAAAGACTGACCAAATGATCTATTTTGTGATTTTATCACATCAGAAAATGCTGTAGATAACGCTTGCGTTTGCTCTGTAAACGCCTGTCTATTATCGCCTTTATTTTCTTCTAGTTTATTGATTACGTCTTTAAAAGTTGCCATAGTCTATTTCTTTTTACCTATTGCTTGAGCACCAAAGAAGGCAGCAACAATACCTGCAACGGCAATGAAGTAAACACCTGCCATATCACCTAGTATTTTTGCACCTTGATCTAGTCCTGCGATTGTAGCACCAACTATTGCAATAGGATATAATAACATACCATATAGTGAATACCATGCCATAGTTCTTTGTGCGTCTCTCATAGCGTCAGCGTCTTCTAATTCTTTACGCTTAAACTCCATGTACATTTCATGCTCTTTATCTGATACTTTACCATCACCATTTGTATCTGCTGGATGTGGTTGTTGTATTACTGTTTTAGTCTCTGCCTCGGCCATCTTATCCCTTTCGTTTAGATTGTGCTTCTTTCATCTTTCTGTTTTCTTCTTTAATATGTTCGTTTAACATAGTTAAATAAATTTCTCTTTCGTAAGGTAACATGTTTTCAATCTCTGTCAAAGACCAATGATGTTGTTGTATCATTTGGAAATTAAGTGCATAGTATGCCTCGAGGTCAATATGAGCGAGGCCGACTAAAAAAAACTTTGCATTCCTTGTAGAGTTACCGTACCTTTCTTTTTTGTTTTAGGGTTAGTCACTTTTACTTCATGTTTTAATTTTGGCATTGTAGTAAAGAACTTTTGTATTTCAGCAAACTGTCCTTGCGTTAAGTTTTCTAAAAATTCATCCATATCTTTATCTTCAATGTCTGCTCTTTCGTGTGTTTCAACACCATCAACAATTTGATGAATACATCTACCAGTTAAACTTACTATTTCTTCAGCATTCATTCCTGCTAAGTTAGCGCCTTGAAAAGTTTTTACTGTTGGATAACTCATAATAACACTTACTGTATCTGTCAACTTAATATTATTATTGTGGTCATCATCAACTTCTACCTCAACTTTAGACAAGTCAACTGTATGTTTAACTTTTGTTTCATTGTCATCAGGACAAGTGATCATAAGATCAACTTTTTCTCCTACTGATTTAGCTCTTATCTTTAAAAAGATATATTCAATATCAAATGATGGTAAATTATCTGCTTTCAATTTTCCAAAAGTACAATTCTTTATCACTTGTATGAGTGCATTTGCCATTTCTTCTGGTTTTTCACTCTGTTGTGCTTGTAATAAGACTTTTTCCTCTTTAACAAGAAAAGGTCTAAACTTTATTTTTTCGTCCGTACTAGGGACATTCAACTCAAATGTTTGTGTATTTAATTTAGGCAATGCCATAATATTATCTCCTTATAATTTAAAACGTAAGAGGCGGAAACACCTTCCCACCAAATACTTTCCCAATAGGAATAGAACGTTTAATTGTTCCACCAACTTGACGTGCTACCCTTCTTAATTCAGGTGGTAAACTGTTTAAGAATCCACCGCCTGGTTTTACTGTTCCTGATGATAGACCGCCTACTTTGCCGACACTATCAACATCTAGGTTGAAATTCAACCAATCTCTATATGCGAATGTAACATTTATTTTAACATAATCATTTTGTCCACCACTACTATATGCTACTTCACTTATTGCAGTAGGAAATGCTTCACGAAGTCTAACACCGTATGTTGCGTCATCTCTATCGTTTTTAGTTTCGAATTGTCCTAACTGAAATATATCTATATCTCCTATGTACTCTTTGTAGAAATTAAATAAACCGTTTTGATTATTATATATCGCTGATTGCCATAACTCAAAGAAATTACGAAGTCGTAAAAATTTATCACCTATAAAAGTAGCAGTAATGTCTGAATATTGTACTTGCGTTGGATATTTGTATGGTGCACCTGCAATACGATAAGGGCTTGTATTAATTGTTCTACCTGGCATAGTAATCTCTGTACACATCAATGAAGCGTCAGGACTCATTTGTCTATCAGCATCCATATATTGACCTGTATCAAAACCTTGTTCATCATCTACAGGATCAACTGCTTGTAGTATTACATTCTCTCTTGCATTACCACTAGTTGCCTGTAATAGTTCTTCTAATACTTTACCTTTAGGTAAACCTATGTTGATTAAAAATCTAGTGTTACGAGCAACACCTTCACTCTTTGCAATCGCTGATCTAAAACGATTGATTGTTGTTTCAGGATTTGACCTTTGTTTTAATCTAGGATCGCCAGGTATGTTATCATACTCACGACCTCTAGGTAACCCGATACGAATATCGAAAGGACCTACTCTTTTACCGCCTCTAAATATTGCCATGTTTCTTTCTATTCTTTAAATGTGCTGCTTCAACATCATCTTTACTTTGACCATAATATTCTACAGCGTGTCCTGCTTTACATAAAGCACTATTGACTGATTTACCATCAATAAAGATATCACCTAGTATTCTGCCAAACTTACCAGTCTCATCACCTTTGTAAGTCTTTATAACAATCTTTTTACCTTTTGTCAAGGCTTCTTTTAAAAACTTCTTAGACAGCATGCCGTATTTCTTTTCTATCTTGTCACTTGTTCTACTCTCTGGTGTATCAATGCCAAATAGTCTTACTCTACTCTTATACATGATGTCAAATCCTAAATCTAACATTACGTCTATTGTATCACCATCAACAACCTTTATAACTTTGTTGACACGATAACTAAAATCTGTTGGGTCACCTAATTTTGCTTTTGACATTAAAATCTCCTTCTACTGTCACGCCATACTTGCGATTGACTTGACTTCTTCCATTGTGCAACTGGCATGAATATTGCCGGTGCGTAATCGTCTTCTTCTAAATCTAAAAAACCAGAAACAAATTGTGAACGCAAATAATGTTTGATTGTAGGTTTAATATATCTTACATTTTTTAACTTACTATAATCACCTTTGAAGTTTCTTTTATCTAGTGCTTCAAGTAATGACATTCTAGCGGGTATGGGTAAATAATGAAAATTAATACCTAAGAAACCACCTTTAGCAGTATCTATAGGCATAACAAGAGGAAATGTATCATAGTAAGGTAATGTTGATTTTAATTTAGGATCATAACGAAAAAAATGTAAACGATTAAATCTAGGTGCTTGTCTTAGTTTACCGCTTCTCAATAGTCTACCTGCTGATATTCTGTTTGATAGTTCACCTATCTTTTTCTTATACCAGTTTAATGATAGGTCCCTATCACCTGCTTGTGTTTTTATTGTATCAAATACTGATGCCATGCTACTATTTATCTAAATAATTAGAATGAAAAAGATAAAACGCATGAGTAATAGGATGTTAGTTCAAGGTAGATTTAAACCTAAAAACCCAAACAAATACAAAGGCAATTCATCTAATATAATATACAGATCATCTTGGGAACTAACTGTATTCAGATATTTAGATAGTAACCCAGCGATTATGCAATGGGCAAGTGAAGAATTTTTTGTGCCTTATCGTCATCCTTTAGACAACAAAATACACAGATACTTTCCTGATGTATACCTTAAATATCGTAACAATGAAGGTACTATAACAGAAACCGTATGGGAAGTCAAGCCTAAAAATCAGACACAACCCCCACGCATGCCTAAACGCAAGACGAAAACATGGAAGTATCAAGCAGAGCAATATGTAATCAATGACGCAAAATGGAAAGCATGTAAGAAGTATTGCGACAAAAGAGGTTACAATTTTCAATTGATTACAGAGGATCATCTTAAACATTGGTCTACAATACCTCCGTTATAACAGATAAATAGTA